AAGTTAGCGGTTAGCCTGTGACTGCCACTTTTTCATCTGTCTTGCCCTGTCAGCCGCAATCCACTCCGAGGTTGTCATGCTCTTGATAGAGCGTGGGTCAGTAGTGTCAAGTGCTGGTGATCCAGAAGATCGGGCAGTAACTGGCGAAATAGGTGCTGGCGCAGACGTTGATCTTTTCACCGGAGGATCAGAAGCTAATTTAGCCTCAATCTTTCCGATTTCCTTTGCCTGACCGAGTGGCGACATTCTGGAAATACGGTCTGCTTCTTTAGGGTTAGTCCCAAGCCAATAGGCTAAGTCGGGGCCAACATCCGAGGATTGGATCGTTTCTGCCATCACATTTGTAATTGTCAGCTTGGGGTTATACGCAACTTGTTCAAAGTCCTCGTATTTGCTCCGCGCTTCTTCTTCACGCTCGTGATAACTCTCAAGAACCTGCGATTGCTGCTTGGCGGCTTCTCGTCTAGCGATCAATTCTTCAGCCTTTGAATAGGCCAATGCTTCCGCATAGGCTTCGGGGCTTTCAAACTGGTCAACGGTTGCCGTTGGTGCAGCCTTCATCACCTGCGTTTCCGCTTGGCGATTTGCTTGCTCTCGTTCCCATTTACGTTGCTCTCTTGCGAGGCGTTTACCAATTGCAGCATCAAGTTCCTCTTGCGAGAATGACTTGCTGACTACCTCTGGTGTCTCCGGCGTAACTTCTACAACTTCCGGTGAGGCCGTCTCACTTGGTGTTGGCACGGAGTCAACTTCCGCTAGGTTTTGGACTTCTTCAGTCATTTCAATGAATCCTTCGATTCCCCAGTGAACCTCGCTGGTACGGTTTTTACAAATATATCAGATATTTCGGTTATGCACTAGTGCTAACCCAAGATGTTGTTGCCTCATCCCAAGTATAAGAGCCATCAGTAGGCATTGGGATTGGGGCAGACCATAAACAGGTTTGCTCACTCATTGTCCAACTTGGAAATGGCTGTGGTGCAATAAATGCGTCACGCTGGCTGTCATAGGTATACCCAATTCCAGCGTAATTCTTGCGAAAAGGTGTGCCGCCATTAGCATGAACACCACCACGGGTGTTATACGAGGTTTGCTTATAGGTATAACCAGAACGCAAAGTCAATTCTGCTTCTTTGCCATCGTCTTCCTGACGGCCCATCGTGACAAAAGTCACAATGTTGTTCTCATCAAGTTTTGCAAAGTGAGCCAATTTAATTTCCTTAACTGAAGGTGACTGTTTCAGATGTTGTGGATGTTGCGGTTACGGTGTAAATTTTATAACCAGACACCGCAGTAGATACGCTTGATGTCACGCCTTCTGAGAAAGTGGCTGTGCGCGTGTCTGGGATTTTAATAATCACAACACCAGAACCGCCGTTGCCAGAAGATGTACCTGATCCACCACCGCCACCACCCAAATTGGCAGTGCCATTAGTGCCGGGATTGCCAGCAGCACCGCCGCCACCTGCGCCGCCTGCGCCTTGTGTCCCATCAGCATTGCCGCCACCGCCGCCAGCGTAGGTGACGCTACTGCCACTTATGCTGCTTGCTGTACCTGCGCCGCCTGCACCAGCAACGCCCGATGTTGCAGTACCACCTACTGCACTTGCGCCACCGCCACCGCCAGCAGCACCACTGACAGCAGCACCAACAGCCGCACCGCCAGCGTTACCTTGTCCTGATGTTCCTGCGCCACCCGCTGCTCCTGTTTTGTTACCGCCACCACCGCCGCCAGAACCACCGCTTGCGCCAGTGTTTTGGCCTACTGTGGCACAACCACCATAGCCACCGCCAATAGCAGTAAACGTATTAAAAACGGAATTTGAACCCGAAGTGCCTTGACTTCCGGCTGAACCCGTACCACCAGCACCAACAGTAACAATATACGAAATGTTGAGATTGGTAACTAGCCCAGTACTTGAAAGTAAGCCACCCGCACCACCACCACCACCGTAATTAAAACTTCCAGCGCCACCACCAGCAACTATTAAATAGTCTGTAAGAAATGCGGTTGATGGGTTAGAAGACAATCCAATAGTATTGCCAAGCCCAATGGCAAGACCATTACGGATGGGAATGCCAAAAAAGCTCATTGGATGTTAATTGGTTTGCAGTAGATCGTGCCGCCAGTGGACACTTGGATTGCACTCACGCGCCATTGACCACTGACGCTACTAGGCACTTTGAACGGAACAGGTACATTTGCTGGCAAGGGTGTGCTTGCTGTTGTAGCAGTAACACCTTCGCCGACTAACACATAGCAGGCTTGGTCAGACCAAACCACCACGCCTTGAGCGCCAGCAGGCCAAGCACCAGTTACGCCAGCAGTGCCAGTGTAAGAAATGGACTTGGCTGGAAAATTAGTGTCTGCCAGAGGGTTTAAGAGTTCCAAAATATTCTCCTTATGCTAAGAATTTCAGCTTATAAATCGTGCGTAAATAAATTTCAATGATGTTGTCAATCAATTGTTGCAGCGATGAGTCTGACTTGTCAACTACTTCATATCTGCACTTTTCGATCTCGTCAAGCTGGTCTTGCAAGAATTCGATCACATTGGTCGTTTTCTTGGCAGACATCAGGCTAATTGGCCCAATCATACCGTGTCTGCCTTGGTAAGCCTCGGCAAAGTCATCGGCAGCGCCAACGATGCGTTCATAAAAGATATTGAGCGCAACGTGCTTGGAGTAACTGCGGGTGTTCAAGTGAACACTGTGGGTCACATCACGGGCTAGGAATAGCATTCCCATAAAATCATTGCATTTCATTTGGCATTCCTTGTGGTGGCATTTGCTCCATACCCTGTTGTTCCATTGGCATCTCAGGCATCTCAGGCATTTCTGCGGGTTCACGCATTTCTGGTGAGCCGTTCACAATATCGCCAGAATCCATTGCTGCGTGAATTGTACCCATCACGATGTCCTGAATCTGCTCTGGTGACATACTGGCTTGGACTGTGCTAATGCGTTGTGTCTCGGCTTGGTAGGCTTTGATCTCAGCCTCGTAGTCCTTGCGCTTCATGTCTTGCATCTCAATCGACTTGCCGACATTCTGAAGCATCTGGTGCATTTGTTCCATCTCTTGCCCCATTGCCTCCATCTGTTGTTCAGCAGCTTGCAAATCCGGCGACTTGTCGCCGTCTTCCATGAGTTTGGGATCAATGGTCTTGGCAAAGCGTTTTGCCATTTCCTGTGCGCCGGGCCAATCCATGTTCTTGACAAACAGATCGCCAGCCACTTGCCACAATTGTGGGTTGCCTTGCAGCAACTGAGCCATTGCCTCAAGTGCCTCTTGGCGCTTGGTTGCGTAGCCCGGGCCTGTTGACACCACCACATCGTACTTACCCACGGAAGGGTTGTAAATTTTGTCTATAACCACCGATGGGTTCATAGGATCAATGATTTTCTTGACTGGTTCTTGCTGCATAGGGTCAATCTTGACCATGTCGGTTTCGCCGTCTTCGCCAATGATCCGAGCCACGCGCTGTGTGTCGTAAATTTTGGGAGCAAGGTCAACAATCTGGCGAGTAATGTGGCGCACCGCACGGGCGAGGTTGTCGCCGTAGTGGTAAGTACCCACATCACCTTCACGTTGACGCGCAAGAATTGCTTTTCCTGAGCGTTCGTTGCTTCCCATGCCCAAAGAAGCGTTATATTGACCAGTTGTTGATTTGATGTCTTCGGAAGCGCCAGCTTTAGCTTGCAACAGGCCGCTAGATGCCATTGGGGGCTGGGCGCGTTGTGGTAATGGCAAAACAGCGCCAGAACCGTCAGTCACATCAGGGTTTACCTCTAGGTAAGGCCAGTTAGTTGTGTTTGCGGTCTTCCACTTGTCTTCGTAGCCTTCAAACTGACCACCGTAGCCGATAAATGGGGCTTTTGGTGCAAGTGCCAGCATTTCAGCTTCCTGAGATACCCAGTAGTTGTACATCCGCTGTGCATCTTTTGCATTTCGGACTAGGCCAGACAGGTACAAACGCCCATCAACCTCGTATTCATTGCCAACGACTCGGACTACTGGGATGTATTTCCCCGCCCAATCACGCTCTTCAAGAATTTCATAGCCGTTGATCTTGCAGTATTTAACTTTGACACGATCAGATTCACGAGATTTTTTAGGTTTTCCATAGATTGCCTTAAATTGTTTGTCTTCGGGCGTACCCTCAAACGCTGTCAAGTTGCCAGGGTACAAATTCAATGTAGCGCGGTCATAGTCAATGTAGTAGTAGTCAGCAATGCGGACTGTGTTCTCATTGAGCCAGTTGGAGATGGACTGGTCGCCCACACCCAAAGATTGCAAAGTTGTAATGGGCGCTGAATTGGGGTACAGGCGCTCGTATTCTGTTTTCGGGATGTCTTCGGTGATAAAACAATACTTTGCATCCGCGCCGCAAGGGTCTTGGATGGTCGGGTCCATGTAGACGCTAAAGGAATTGCGGATTCGCCCAATCTTGATGTCTTGGTCAAATGTGTTCTCGTCACAATACTCAGTCAGCAGCCGGATGTATCCCTCTCCATAGGAGACTTGGTTCTCGCACGCTGTGTCGTAGGCGACATCGGCATCAGAGATGTATTCGATGTGGCGTACCAGTCCGTTAAAGATTTCGGCAATTTCCACGTCTGCATTGTCGTCAGCAGGAATGACCTTACCACTTGGTCTATTTTGTCTTTGGTCATTCGTAACTTGTTTAACGTGCTGGGGTAGTTTGTTGATTGTCAGGCACGGACGTGCGTTGATCGTTTGGCCTTGTACTGCACCACGGGTAGCAAGTACGTCAGCAGGCCACTGCCAATGATTGTCAGGTGAGCCAGCGTAGAAACGCAAATCATCAATCTCATCTTCACGCGACTCTGACAACGCAGAGATCGCCATGTCTAGGCGACTGCGTGCGGTAGCGAGAATGTCGGAACTGCTCTTGTCCTTTGCAGAACCACCGTTTGATACAGCGCCAGCAGCGGCAATCCCTGTGTAATCAGCCATTATTTCTTACCTTTTGGGGCTGGTTTAGCAGCCTCACGTTTTACTGAATACGCAATTGCCACGGCTTGCTTGACGGGTTTGCCAGCGGCAACTTCGGCCTTCACATTCTTGCGGAATGCTTCGGGTGACTTAGATTTGACGAGTGGCATAGTTATCCTTAATCGTCGCGGTTGTGAATAGTGCTAAAGGTGATTTTCACAGCTTCACTTAAAGAGCCACCACCACCCTTGCGGTTAGCCAGTGCAATGTCGCCGTAGCCTGTGCCAATATCGGCAACATAAGCCAAATAATTACCCGCACTAGCCACGCCGCCTGATATGTTCAAGATTAACACATCATTGGTTTTAATAATGCTGTTGTTCATGCGAAAAACGACTGTCGTATTATTGCCTAGTGACGCATCGTCCATAGTAATGCGTCCAGTTGGGGTGTTCAGTGTTACAGCAGTAGATTTGCTGGTCAACTGAGTCACCTCACCAAAAGCGCACGAGCAGTAGCCCAACTCCTCAGTGGCGTACACCGTAGTGCCGCGCATAAACTGGGGGTCGGTGCGACCAATGATGCCGCCATCAATGTCTTGATCGAGGTACGCAACACCAATTGGTTTGGTAAAGCTCATTTACTTCTTCTTCGCAGTTTTGGCTGCTTGCTTGAAGTCGGCTGCGCTAGGCGCTGCCTTGCTGCCGACCTTGTTCATTTTCTCTTTTGAGCCAGCGGCGATGCGTGCTTGTTTAGCATGAATGTTAGCGTACAAGCCAGGTTTTGTAGCCATGATTAACACTTCCATCGTTTAAGGGCTGCTTTGGCACGTTCGCCATCTTTGGCATTAGCTGCCACTGCGCCCATTCTTGCACAAAATGAATCCTTGCGACCTTGGTCTGCCTTGGTCTTTGGACTAGGGGCTGGCGCTTTAAGGTTAGAGCCAGTTGCCGCATTGTACTTCTGTCTTCCTTTTTCAGTCAAACCCGCGCCCTTGGATGTAGCCAGCTTCTCGCCACGCCCAACAGATAATGAAACCGTCTTCTTCATTTAAGACCCCATCCATCCAGTTGATACAGCACCGCGTTCTTGTACGACTCGGCGTTCCATTCTGCCATTGTATTCTCGGTGGGCAACTGGAAACGCAAAGGTCACCGCTAGCGCATCTGCTGCATCGGGACTTGCCAAGCCTCTTGATTTCATTTCCTTCTTGCCTTCCAAGAAAATTGTACCTGACGAGTTTGGCTTCTTCATTGGGCCAATCAGGTCTGCCTTCAGTTGTCGGTCACTTGGAATGCTGGCAGTCTTTAGCCAGTTCTTCATGTCATTCCACATCTCAGCGCGTTTGTTCCCAAACGCAATAGACTGCTTTGCTTTCGATCCAAAGTTAACCCCACGCACTTTGTAGCGTTGTTCTGCTAGTCTGTCAAGTATCCCGTAGCCAAGCCCACCCTCATCAATGACGGTCAAGGCTGGCTTGTACTCCTCGATGGCATCGATCACATTGCCCACCGTTGTCATGGTGTCATCACCCTTAAAGCGCTTGATAGCAATGATGTCTCTGCCTTGTCGCACCACAATCACCGTGCTGTCCATGCCACCGCGGGCGGGATCGACACCAATGACGATGGGGGCAGTCATGTCCTTGTACTTGGGGCGCTTCATTGCATCGTCTACCGACAAAGAGCCAATGAACTGATCCTCGCCACTGGCTGGGAATTCGCCGTAGACCTCAACCCGTGCTTGGCTTGAATCTTCGCCGTACTCGGCAATGATCTGCTCGTAGATCGCCTTGTCGGTGTCTTCCACCGTCCGTGCGTCTACCGACCGACTTGTCCAAAAGTTGCGCTTGGAGTGAAAGCACTCAAAGAAATAGCCACTGTTGCGCCGTGGGTTGGAAAATGCAAACCAGTACCGATCAGGGGTGTTCTCGGTAAAGAAGCCTGCGCCAACTTCCCAAATCGGGTCGGGGATACCGCTGGACTCATCAAAGATCAGCATCATGCCGTCCTGATTGTGGACACCTGCGTAGGAGTCGGGGTTCTCCTCTGACCACAGCTTGCCCTCACAGGCCCAGTAGCGCGTACCTTTTTTGAGGTCTTTCTCAACCAAGTCAGTCAACCACTTGGCAGGCACTAGCTTGGTCGCTGATATTTCCCACCAATGGGCGTTAATCAACATTGCCGACCACTTGGTCAACTCTGCCCATGTGACTGATCTAAGTTGGTTTTCACTGTTGGCAGAGACAACCACTGAGCCACCAATGCGGGTAGTTAGCATCCACAAGACCAGCCAACTGACA